GATCTGGAACAACGAGATGTTCTACCGGGGGTACTACAAGGTGAAGGGATCAGACGAGTGGGTCAAAGGTCAGCATGAAGCATTGCTGAAGGATGAAGAAGGAGGAGAAGCGTAATGAAGATTTACGGAATTCGTTGCAGAGAGGTCATGGCGTGTGCGGGGAGCTGGGCGACCGTCGCCGAAGCGGAAGTGGAGATTGAGAACGGGGAAGAAGTGTATGTGACGGCGCAGGAGTTTGACACGCTGGAACTAACGGTGTCGAAGCAGAGCCTGTATGCGTTCCTGGTGGGGAATGCGGGCGAGCCTGCGGACGGGTTCACCGAGGAGTACACGGCGTGGAAGGACGCGAAGGCGTCGGCGTATGCGGAAGTGTTCGCGCGGCTGAAGAAGGTCATGAAGATGATGGGGGAATGCTGATGGAAGAGAAACTGAGGGGGAAACTGGATGCGAAGCGGAAGGCACAGCTGCTGCAGCGGGTGCAGGAGTGCTGTGACAAGGACACGCTGAACCTGGCGGACTGGATGCAGATCTACGACATCCTGCTGAAGGCGTGCGAGCGGGAGAGCGCGAGTCTGGCGGAAGAGATCATGATCGACAGTGTGAACGGGGGCGGTCCGGTATGCTGACGGTGTTCATCGGGGTGTGCGCGTTCGTGTGGCTTTACTGTTCGGCGGGCAACGGCGAGTGGGGGACATTCGCGATCGGGGCGGTCATTCTGGTGGTGCTGATCCTGATGGCGGCGGGTGACCGGAAGGACACGAAAGCGTGGATGAACATGCGGGACTACTGGGCAGATGGTGGTCCGAACAACCGGAGGCGGAGATGAAGTACGGGATCGCATGGTTGGAACAGTACCGGAAGTATGATTACGTGGAAGCAGACAGTCCCAGTGAGGCGATTCAGAAACTGTGGGATATGAGAGCGAAGGGAAAAGTGAGCAAGAAGGTTTACGGGGAACCGATGGGCGAGATCGTGAACCTGAAGGCGGAGAACGGTGACGAGTTTGCGTTCTTTGACCACGAACTGAAGCAATGGCGCTGGGAAGGCAAAGGGCTGAGTGAGCATCGGGAAGAGATGCGGCGAAAGTTTTTAGAAGACGAGTAAGAAGACGCATGATTGCGGGGACGAGCCGAAAGGCTTGTTCCCGTTTTTTATTGGAGGAAAGCATGAAGTTTACGATTGAAATCATGGGGAAAGAGTGGACGGTGAAACTGCTGACGGAGAAAGAAGACGAACGGCTGAAGGAATGCGCGGGGTTCACGGACTGGACGCGCCGGGACATTGTTGTCGGGAGACCACCGAAGGAAACGACCGTAGGCGATACAGATACGATGCTGCGGAAAGTGTTGCGGCATGAGATCATCCATGCGTTCCTGTTTGAGTGCGGGTTGGGGGATGACTGGACGCACCCGGAAATGGGACATGACGAAACGATGGTAGACTGGCTGGCATACCACGTTCACACCATAAGTACAATATGCGGGAATGCGGAGGGTGAACTGATGATGTGGCTATTGGAGGAGCGAAAGTATGGACGAACTGAAACTGATCATGAAGAGCCTTGAGGTTCGACCGGACGACCCGGGCGTATACCGGGATGCGGTGGCGATTTTGTACGACGGGGTGCAGAAGGGGAACGACTGGCACGGGGTGAACCGGGAAATCCGGCGGAAGATATCGGAAACGGCGCGGAAGTGTACGGACCGGAATGAAGCGGAGCGGCTGAACGACGTGTATTATAAGAGCCTGCTGATCGACGCCCCAGTGGATTTTGACGCCTATTGCCAGTACATTGAGAAGAACCGGGACGTCCCGAAACGGTTCTATCTGCCGAGGAGACGGCAGTTGCTGCCGGTAGTGAAGGCACTGCAACGGCTGATGGATGACGAACTGGACCTGCTGGGCATCAGTCTGCCGCCGGGTGTCGGGAAGACCACGCTGGCAATCTTCCTGCTGACGTGGGTAGCAGGCCGGTGGCCCGAAGAGCCGAACCTCACGGGGTCGCACAGCAACGCCTTTGTGCGGGGCGTGTACGATGAGTGTTTGAGGATCTTCGACAAGAACGGGGAGTACTTGTGGCATGATGTGTTCCCGGGAAGCGTGGTCAGCAACACGAACGCCAAGGACTACCGGATCGACCTGGGGAAGCGGAAGCGGTTTGAAACCCTGGAGTTCACGTCAATCGGGAGCGGGAACGCCGGTCTGTACAGGGCGGGGCGGCTGCTCTACTGCGACGACCTGATCAGCGGACTGGAGATCGCGCTGAGCAAGGACCGGCTGGACAAACTGTGGGAAACCTACACCACGGACCTGCGTCAGCGGAAGATCGGCGATCACTGCAAGGAACTGCATATCGCGACCCGGTGGAGCGTCAACGACGTGATCGGTCGCCTGGAGAGGCAGTATGAGGGGACGAACCGGGCGGAGTTCATTGCGGTGCCGGCACTGAATGAAGCGGACGAAAGCAACTTTGAGTACTTGTACGGGGTCGGATTCAGCACGGCGTTCTATCATGAGCAGCGGGACGTAATGGCGGACACGGAGTGGCGGGCGTTATACATGAATCAGCCAATCGAGCGGGAGGGACTGCTCTATCACCCGGATGAGTTGAGAAGGTACTTTGAATTGCCGGAGCGTGAGCCGGACGGGATCATCTGCGTGTGCGACACGAAGGACAAGGGCAGCGACTACTGTGCCATGCCGATCGCGTACCAGTACGGGCAGGATTACTATGTGGAAGACGTGGTGTTCAACAACGGCAACCCGGAGAACGTGGAAGCGGAGATCGTGACAAAACTGCTTCAGCACAAGGTGCATATGGGGCGGTTTGAATCGAACAGCGCGGGCGGCAGGGTGGCGCAGAGTGTGCAGGAAGAAGTGCGGAAGCGTGGCGGGCGGACCAAGATCACGACAAAGTACACCACGCAGAACAAGGAAACGAAGATCATCATGGCATCGCCGTTCGTGAAGGAACACTTCCTGTTCAGGGACGCCAGCGTCATTAAGGATAAGGAATACCGGAGTTTTCTGAACAACGTATGCAGCTGGACGATGGACGGCAAGCAGAAGCACGATGACGGCCCGGACTCACTGGCGATGCTGGCAGACTATGTGCAGGGGTTCTCGGCGGGGCAGGCAATGGTGTTTGCAAGACCGTTCTGACGAGTGTAAAAACCGGGTCGGTTGTGAACGTAAGGGGATAGAACGAACGATTACTGCATAAAACAGTACGAATATTCGTAAAAGTATTGACAGAAACATATAAAAAACATATAATCCGAACTGTAGAATACTGTTCTGCTTTACTTGACGACCAAATAAGGGCCGGAATCAGACAACACAGGGCAGGACGGTGGAAGACGCCAACTGGCGAGGAGTTCTCGTTGGTTGGTGTCTTTTTATATCCGAACGGAGGTGAACGGTTTGAGCCTGGAAGTGTACGATGTCACGACCGGAACGGCGAATCAGGATCTTGAACTGTCGAAGAACCTCCGTGGCCGTCGGCCGATCCTCTCGTCCGTCAGCGAAGTGACCGATGAGAACGTGATCGCCGTGCTGACCAAAGCACTGCCAATCCACATGGCGAACCGGGCGGAAGAGATCTTCCTGAAGAAGTACGCGCGCGGTCAGCAGCCGGTCCTTGTTCGGACGAAGCAGTACAATGCGGAGATCTGCAACCGGATCGTGGTGAATATCGCCAATCAGATCGTGACGTTCAAGGCGTCCGAGTTTGCGGGCGAACCCATCATGTATGTGAGCCGCGGGAGCGGACTCCGGGAGCAGGAAGACGAGGAAGAATCGCAGGTTCCGGATCTGGTGGCGAGCGTCAACAGCATGATGATGAGCGAAGGCAAGCAGACCAAAGATCTGAAACTGGCGAACGAGATGTTCACCTGCGGGGTCGGCTACCGGCTGGTCATCCATGACAGCGGGCGTCCGAACGAGGAATATCTGGACGAGGCACCGTTTGAGATGTACGTGCTGGACAGCGAGAACACGTTCGTCGTCCGGCGGAACGACTACTCCAAGCGGGTGCTGATGGGCGTGACCTTCGTGTATATGGGCGAGAACAACACGATGCCGGAGTACACGGTGTATACGCCGAACGTGAAGTACACCATCAGCGGGGCAGAGGGTGCGCTGAAGATCACCGGGCGGGAGCAGCACAACTTCGGCATGGTGAACCTGATCGAGTATCCGTGCAACCCGATGTACATGGGTTCGTTTGAGCCGGTCGTGCCGCTGCTCGACAGCATCAACCTGACCCTTTCCAATAAGATCGACGGCATCGAGCAGTTCATCCAGGCACTGATGGTGTTTGACGGAGTGGACATCAGCCGGGAAGACCTCCTGGCGCTGAAAGACCTCGGTGCGATCAAACTTCCTGCGACACCGAATGGCGGGAACGGCGGAAAGAAACTGTACTATCTGAACGAGCAGCTCGATCAGAGTCAGACACAGACCGTCATCGACAGTATGTACAAGCACATCATGCATATTGTCGGGATGCCGATTTCGGGGGACGGCAACACCAGCGACTCCAGCAACAACGG